TGCCTGACTTTGGTTTTGTCGGAACCTCATACACTTCCCCGTCAATTACACAAGACGACCAGGAGTGTATTAATTACTTTGCTGAAATCGACCCTACCAAAGCGCAGGGCGAGAGAGGCATTGTTGCTCTTTATCCGACACCTGGCCTCCAAACTCAGGTAACATTGGACGCACTATCCGAAGTCCGGGCATTGTTCACCATGTCAGGAGGGGATTATTTTGTCGCCGTTTCTGGTGCGTCTTTCTACAAGATCAACGCCAGCATGGTCGCCACCAAGGTTGGAACCCTAGCAACCTCATCTGGGCCGGTTTCCATCTCTGACAACCAGACCGCCACAGGCTTAATTGCTTTCCTGGCTGATGGTGTAAACCGTTATACCTACAATTTCAGCACCAACGTTTTCACGACTTTGCCCTCTACGGACGGTCCGTGGCAGGGCGCAAACGTGGTGGATTCTGTGGATGGGTATAACATCTATAACCAGCCCGGAACCTACAATTGGGCTTGCACTGACCTGAACTCCGGTCTAAGTACAAATGCGTACTATGGTTCGGCAAACGGCTATCCTGACGACATTGTTAGCCTGATTGTGGACCGCCGACAGGTCTATCTGCTCAAGGAAGTCACCACAGAAGTTGGACGGACGTAGGTAATGTCGTCACTGGATTTACCGGATTCCCCTTCCAACGCATCCCCGGAACCATGATGCAGTCTGGTTGCGGTGCTCCCTTCTCCGTGGCTCGATTTGGTAATTCGTTTGCTTTGGTTGCCAAAGACACCCGAGGTGACGCAACAATTGAGATGATGGACGGGTACTCATTTACCCGTATATCTACCCATGCGGTTGAGCAATCTTTGCTGAATCAGCGCACTGATGATGCGATTGCCTTTACCTACCAGATCGAAGGTCACGAAATGTATGTGGTCACTTTCCCGAGCATTGGGAATGGCCTCACATGGGTTTATGACCTGACCACCCAATCCTGGCACAAATGGCTGTATTGGGACGCTCCTAACGCTCAATACACCCGTCACCGAGCTAATTGTGGATGTTTCTTTCAGCAGATGTATCTTGTCGGAGACTACCAAAATGGCAAGATTTACAGCCTAGAAAATGAGCAATACACGGATGACGGAGCCACGATCCGCAGATTGCGCCGAGCCAAGCACCTTACGACTGACTTACAAAGACAGTTCTTTGAGTCTTTCCAGATTCAATTCCAGCCCGGTGTTGGATTGAATCTGGGGCAGGGGCAAGACCCCCAAGCAATGTTGCGCTGGTCAAATGACGGTGGTTCTACCTGGTCGAATGAGCATTGGGTGACCATTGGTAAGCAGGGAAACTACGTCAATCGTGCGCTTTGGAGGCGTTTGGGTTGGTCTAGAGATCGAATCTTTGAGGTAGTGGTCACTGACCCCATCAAGGCGGTGATTATCTCTGCCGAACTAAAAGCCTCCGCAGGGGATAACTGATGGCAACGGCCCCGAATACTAGCGGCATTCGGATTCCGATCAATCAGTTTGTCAACCCTGACACTGGCAGACCGACCCAAGAATGGTTGTTATGGTTGCTGAATCCTCAGACAATCAGTCAAACGACCAGTTATGTCATTATCAATGGCGGGGCAATCAACAACACGACCATTGGCCTGACGACCCCGGCTGCTGGTAAGTTCACAGATTTGACCGCCCTGAATGGGATTGGTGGAGGCACATTTTGAATTTGGCTGAGTTATTTCAACAAAAACAAGGTCAATTTGACGTTGATCTAGGCACGATTCATCACTTTTCTGATGGGTTGTATGCCAAGGAAATGATGATTCCAAAGGGGTTTATTGCCGGTAGCCATGCCCACGCTTATAGCCACTTGAGCATCCTTGCAAAAGGGCGTGTAATTGTGAGGACAGACGAATACAATCAAGAGTATGTGGCTCCTGCCTGCATTGAGATAAAAGCTGGTGTCCATCACATGATTGAGGCATTGGAAGATTCTGCCTGGTTTTGCATTCATGCCACTACGGAAACCGACCCCGATAAAGTGGATGAGGTACTGATTGAAAGGAAAATATCATGCCGTTAGGATGGGCACTTGCCGGGTCTGCGTTACTCGGTTACATGGGAAGTCAAAAACAGGCTGGTGCTGCTGAAAGCGCAGCACAAACTCAATTGCAGGGTACGCAAGAGGCTGCACGCATCCAAAAGGAGATGTTTGATGTTTTGAATGCCCAGCAAGCCCCGTATCGTGAGGCAGGCTATGGCGCTCTGACAAGCATCAAAGGAATGTTGCCTCAACTTACGGCTCAATATCCTGCTTATAAAGAATTTACAGCCGCAGATCTAAAGTCCAATCTTGCCCCTAACTATCAATTTATGTTGGAGCAAGGTCTTGGTGCAACCCGTCAAGGCATGAACGTTGGCAGTCCTGGTTCTAACGTCACAATTGCCGCCACAAAGTTTGCTGAAGATTACGCCTCCAATGCGTATCAGAATGCCTTGCAGAACTACATGGCACAGCAAGCTCAAGGATTTAATCAATACCAGACAGGACTCGGCAACGTCTACAACCGCTTGGCAAGCATTGCTGGATTGGGTCAAGCTGCAACTAGTCAATCTGCTCAACTCGGCGCGGCAACCGGTTCTAACTTGTCTCAGTTGGCTGTTGGCGGTGCTGGCGCATTGGCTGGCGGTCAGGTCGGGGCGGCAAACGCTCAAGCCGCTGGATTGCAAGGTCTTGGCAACGCAGGATTGATGTATTCTTTGCTTAGAAGGCCCAGCGGTAATTCATTAAGTAATTTGGCTGCCGGTGGCAGTATCAATCCTGTAACTGGCGAATACATGGGTTCTCTTGAGTTTTAAGGGTTAAACATGGCTGATTTCAACATTCAACCCGTTGCTACCCAGATTAAACCCGTCCAAGGGATGAGCCTTGGCGACATGGTGAATTTGGCTAGAGGAGCGCAAGCCTTCCAACAGGCTGAACAAGTCAATCCTCTTGAATTGCAAATTCGCCAGCAACAAGCAAGAACTGGCGAGATTTCGCTTGGTGTCGAAGAACAAAAAACAAAGAGCGTTTGAACTTTCAAACTTTCATGTCAGACCCTAACAACTACATGACTGACAACAAGTTTGATGATCAAAAGTTCAACATGGCGATTCCAAAGATCATGCCTTTGACTGGCACTGCCGCCATCAAAGACTTGACTGGACTTGCTCAAGCTCAAAGTGAAGCCCTGAGAGCAAAACACAACCTGACACAAGACAAGCGCGAACTTGTTTCTCGCACTCTTGGTGTGTTTGGTCGTGCAGGTGTTAATGATCCTGCAATGGTTAATGAAATGTTGGATGTATTGGTTCAGCAAAATCCTAACGATCAAGATCTTAAAAATTTGGTTGAAAAAGGATACAAACCTGTTTTTAGCAAAATGCAGGCCGGACCTAACGTCCCTGATTCGTTGATTAAAGCATCTCAACAGATGCTGACTCCAAGTCAGTTGCAAACTACATTCCAGCCTACGACAACTGTTACACCAGCAGGTCAACAGGTTACTGTGCAACAAATGCCTGGTACGGCTCAACCTGTTACAAACATTAGTGTTGCTGGTGGTTTGCAGACTGCTCAACCAACAGGTGCGCCGCAAAACTTGCCATATCCGGTTCGTAGTGCGGCACAACCATACATCCCGGAGCCTAGTGAGCCTGCTGATCTTCAAGCTGGTTTGGCTTATAGAAACAAACTGGTTGGCGCTCAACAATCAATGGCGACAAACCGGCGAAATACTGAAGAAGTTATCAAACAAGCCAACAAAATTGGTGACCAATTACAGTTTGAAAAAGGCGGCATTCCAGGTCAGGTGGAACAAAAGATTCGCACCGCAATTGGAAGTGCTGAATACGATATGCTTGCCAAAGACTTGGCAAACCTTGCCTTGTCAAATGTTCAAGCTATGGGTGGCGTGAGCAATACCGTTGCTGGTTTGGATATGCAACAAGTTGCCAACGGCACAATTAAAGTGCCACCAGATGTGTTGGTTAACATTGCTCGGAGAGTGCAAGCAGATCAAACCAATCTGGATATGCAGGCCAATGGCGCTCAAAAGTTTGCGGAGCGTTTTGGTGATAACAACATGAAGCGGTTTCAGCAAGACTGGAACTCAAATGCTGATACAAAGATTTTTGAGGCAATGAACATCTATCGCGATGTGACTGAACCCAATAAGCGCAAATTTGAGATTGATAAATTGCTTGGTGATAACCCGAAAAAGCGCAAAGAATTTTTCGACAAGTATCAAAACATCCTTAAACTTTCTCAAACCGGAGGTTTGTGATGGATGAACTTGGGGCACTAATTCTTGGGGAACAGAAAAAAACTGTCCCATCTCAAAGCGTAGTCACTGATCAAATTTTAGATAACCTCAAAAAAGTTGAAAGCGGTGGTGATCGTTTTGCTTTGAACAAGCAAAGCAAGGCAATGGGCGCTTACCAATTCATGCCTGAACAAGTGCAGACGATGCACAAACAAGGCATTGAATTTAATCCGTTCAACGAAAAAGAATCTAGAAACGCTGCTAAAAGTTATCTTGAAAAGTTGGTTCAAGAAAAGGGCAGTCTGGAAAAGGCTCTTGCTGCTTATGGTGGATTTATCACCAAAGATCCAACAGAGTACGTCAAGAAAGTTATGCAGGGCACGACTCCGCCCAAGCAAGCGGTTAGTCAGCCTCAAGCACAACCTGAACAAACGCCTTCTGACGAACTAGGCGCTTTGATTCTTGGAACGCCTAAGACCCCTGCAAAACAAACGATGCCGCCAACTGGTGCTGGTGCTGGTCGTGGTTCTTATGAGGGATACAACCCGGCTGAAGCCCAAGCAAGCATGGCGCAGAAACAGCCTCCTGGAAAAATTCAGCAGTTGGTTGGCAACATTTTAATGAAGGGTTTTGAGGCAAAGCAACAACTCCCCGAGCGTGTTGCCGGTGCAGTAGATGTTCTTTATGGGGCTGTTCCCGCTGCCTACGGCGCAGCCATGCAAGCATTGTCAAGAACCGCTGTATCCCCAGAAAGAGCCGCTGAAATTGGCAAGGCCGCAGGGGAATCTATTGCTCAACCTGTTGGCAAAGCCTTTGGTTTAACTGGAAAAGAAACGTATCAAAAGCCTTTGGGCGGTGTTACTGAGCCTGTTGTTGAGCAAGTAAAACAGTTGGCTGAAAAATTGGGTCTGACTCCTAAGCAGATTTCGGAAAAGACAGGGATTCCAGAACAAGACGTTAGCAATATGCTGGTGACTGCTGGTTTTGCTGTTCCGCAAGCCATAAAAGAAATCACGCCAGTTGCCAAACAAGCTGGAGCCGCTGTTACCAAGCCAATCCGTGAAGCCGTTTCGGAATTAGAAATTCAACGACCAGGCGCGACTGCGGCAGAAGCTCAAGCGCAGTTTGCACAAATGCAAGGCAAGCCAGCGCCTGGGAGCGCAGGAGCGGCGGCTGCTCAAAACAATCCGTATTTCGGTAAATTTACGGGCGAGGAAGTTGGTGGGAGCGAAACATTCCCACGGATTAAGCTAACCAAGACTCCTACTGATGTTCCAATAAGTGAACAGAAATTACGCTCAGAATTGTTCCAAGAGGTTTTGCCTGGACTCAAGCCAAGACCTGGCGTTGTGACAGGCAACGAAAATCTCTTGCGTAATGAACACGGATTGGCAAAGCATCCCGAGCAGTCACCGCTTGGCATGAAAATGAAAGAACAGATTGCCAATGAACAAATTGGCCTGTCTAAGTTTGCTGAAGAACGGGTCGATGCTACTGGTGCATCTCGTAGTCTGATCAATGACGAACAACGTGGTGGACGCATCAATGATGTGTTTTATGGCGTTGATCCCAATGATGTTTCAGGCTCAAGTATCAATGGTTATTTAAATCAAGCTAAACGAGACATTTATCAATCCGCGTTTGACAAGGTTGGCAATAACCAGATCAAGACTACTCACATAGATAACTTTATCAATGATCCGCTTGAAAGAACTACTTTCAAAGCCGCTGGTCAAGAAAAGTTATTGGAATCTGCAAAAGATTTCATTGAATTGGCGCGTACAACTGGCTTCAAAATGCCAGATGGCACATTCTTGCCGCCAGGTTCTGTATCTGCTTATGATCACGTTAAAAAGATATTCAACAGTGACAAAATTTGGAACAGAGATAGAGCAAGTTTAATAAGAGATATTAACGGCGCAATTGATAGAGATGTTGCTGCCGTTGCTGATCCTGCTTTGTACAAACTTGGCGATAAGATTCACAAATTAGAAAAAGAACTGTTTAAATCTAAAGGAATAGATAGAATTTTTGGCGAAGTTGATAAAAACGGCGTCATCACATCAGCAACCCCGCTTGAGAAAATCACATCAAAACTCAACAATTTGCCCAAAGATCAATGGCGACACATCCGTGATACTTTGAGTGAGTTGGCTGAAGGTCGCATTCGTAATGCCCCAGAAGGGATGCCGCCTGTACCAGATGAACTACGGCAGTCTGCTCGGGCTGCTGTTGCTGAAATTGACGGTGCTTTGGCTCGGGAAGTTTACAAAGCTGGCGCTAAAAACGTTGGCGAATGGAGTTCAAAGAAGGCTAATGATGTTTTGAACTCTGTGGTCGGACAAAAGATTGTTGAGACATTCCCGCCAAGCGAAGTGCAAAAGTTCCATGCCTTGAACTATGTTGGACACTACACGCCTCCGCTAAGTTATGAAGGCGCAGGATTACAACAACGCCGAATTGGTATGTTGGAGAAGAATCTTCCAGGTCTTGGCGCATCTGCTGGTGGCGCAGTTGGCAGTTTTCTTGAAGGTGGCCCTGCTGGAATTGCTGGTGGTGCATACATTGGCAAAGAAGCTGGCGAATTCTTGCAAAAAAGAGGAGCCGCTAGAGCAGAGAAAAAAGCGGTAGAAAAAGATGGAAAAAGAAATGGAAAAAGCCGCCAAGTTGGGCAAACAAACTGGCGAAAACAAAGTTCGTGATCTTGGAAAATGATATGACTCCCGAAATCGATCCCGTTCGCTATGGTGTCCTCTGGCAAAAAGTCCAGGATATGGACAAAAAGATGGATAAGATGGAAAAGCAAATGGAACAGTTGCTGGACATGGCAAGCCGTTCCAAGGGCGCTATCTGGTTGGGTATTGGCCTGTGGTCGTTCCTAACCGGGATTGTTGGCTTTTTTTTGGTAAGCACTGAGAATGAATTGGTCTGACGTACTCAAAGCAGTTATTCCTATCGTGGTCATGTCTCTGGCATGGCTGCTTGGTCAGGTTAATAGCTTCTCTGAACGCTTAACCAAGATCGAGGGGTCAATGCCTGCCTTGATTACCAAAGAAGGCATCCCTACAGACAGCCCGATCTCTGCGGAACGTAGACACGCACTGAAAGAGGAAATCTACAAAGACATTCACCAATTGCAAGTCAAAGTGCAATTGTTGGAGGAGCGTGAGAAGTTTGGTAAAAAGTAAGGAGTTACTATGAAACAGTATGTTCTTGAGCGTGCCAAAGAAGCGTCTACCTGGCGCGGTGTTATCCTGATTCTGACCGCTATCGGAGTGCCTGTCGCTCCCGCTATGGCTGATCAAATTGTGTCTGCTGGTCTTGCTATTGCCGGTATTGTCGGCGCTGCCATGCCTGACAAATGAAACAGAATTGGGATGTTTGCCTAGCCCATGTCCTCAAGTCTGAGGGCGGGTTTAGTGATCATCCATCTGATCCTGGTGGCATGACCAACCTTGGAGTCACCAAAAAGGTCTGGGAAGAATGGACAGGCAAGCCTGCAACTGAACAGGACATGAGGAATCTGACCCATGATGACGTTGCTCCGCTATATCAGAAGCGTTATTGGGACGCTGTACATGGTGATGATCTTCCCTCTGGTGTTGATCTTTGCGTTTTTGATTGTGCCGTTAATGCAGGCGTTGGTCGTGCTGCTAGATTTCTTCAGCGAACCGCGCAAGTAACCACAGACGGGATCATTGGACTAGGCACTATGAAGGCAGTCCAAGCTATGTCTCCGTCACTGGTGATCAGAGACTTCTGTGCTCAGAGAGAAATGCACTACAAGAGCCTGCCAACCTTCCCCACGTTTGGTAAGGGCTGGATGGCAAGGCTCGACAAGGTTGAGGACGATTCCATGAAAATGGCTAGTCCTTCAGCCCCCGTATAAAGATCTTGAAGCTGTCTACGGTATCCTGACCAAAAGCGTACTTGAATTGGTCTAGGGTTTCGCAGATTTCTTCAATGACCATGTTCCGATACGGATTCAGATCAACGGCATCTGTTTGGGCTTGAGTTTCCATTCTCTTTCCGACCTCCCCGAGTGAGATTTAACGATGTTGCCTGTCAACATAATTAAATCCATACGCTCTAATTCTGTCAATCGCTTGCCAATTTGGTAGCCAATAAGCCCGATTTTGCTGGCTATCCCGTCCTTCCCCAGAGGGCCAAAGTGACCCAGACACCAGAGGATTAACTCATAGTGCTTGTCTGCCGTGGGTTGGATGGAATCTGCCGCCTCAAATGAGGTGAGGGGATCTGTGGCTCTGACTCGATAGTGCTCCATTGTGTGCTCCTTAAGTGGTGGGGACGTCAATTTGGGCGTCAATAAATCGCAAGGGAAAACCAGAAAACCTTGTGAGTTGCCATCCTTGAATGCTGGTTTAACCATCCCCGTAAATGGTGGGCGGGTCGCATAAAGCAGCGTTGGCTTGAACAACACTTGTAAAAGTGACCACGGCGCTAACCCGTTTTCCCGCCCGTATTATTTAGAACGGTACTGATGCGTCATCGTACCCATCATCTTTTGGCAAGCCTTGGAATCGCTCCTCTTTGGGGCGGTGAGGGAAGGCTTTGAAGTACCCATCCCAATTGGCAGACTGAGGGATGCTGTCTAGCTTGATGGTGACCTTGCCCTCCTCATCCATCCACATAGTCCCGTGGTTGCTCCAGTAAGTTTTTTCCTGACCATCTTGGGTGGTGTACTTACGGGCGGCAAATTTAATGTCGTACTGCTTTTTCATGCGATTAGTTTGTTGAGTTGATCAACCTTGGCAGAGACTTCTGCAAGGAACTTTTTGATTTCAGATTCAATCTCCTTTATAAAAGCATCATCCCTTGGAACCCGTTTAATGAAGATTTGAGCCTTCTGTGGCATCCGAGGGTCAAATGATACGAAATCGCACCACTGACGACCCGTACAGGCCATTTGGAACTGCATCTGGGTGATGTACTTTGCGGGGACTGTTTGGGTCAGCAGAGTGTCAATATGGGTCGCTGTGTTGGGGCATTTGATCTCCACCAATCCATCCTCACCCACCAACCCGTCTGGAGATGCGCCAGCCATCTCAATCGTTGGGTGATCGACTAAGCCGGTTTCGTCAACCAGGACGTTCTGTTGGACTTCATAAGCCGCCCTTGCAAACGGCTCTTGGTCTGTGCCCCACTGCATAGCTGCGTTAGTAAATGATTCTGCCTGGGTATTAGTCAAACGTTCAACAACCAACTGAGCCATGTAGTTCTCACGGCTGGCGCTGTAACCCGTCTTGGTCTTGGCGATTACGTCAGCAACACGGCTGGCGGTGACTTTGCCTAAACGGGCTTTAAACCATTCTTCTGTGCGTTGTTCATCCATTTTGTTCCCTCGCTTTTAGCATTGCGTCTGCCATTTCAAAGCACCACATTGCCATTGCATCCTTGTCTATGCCGTAGTAGTCTTTGATTTGGTTCATCCCTACATCCATCGCCTTTGCCGCAAAGTAGTCTCGTAGGGTCATGCCCTTTTGTGGCTCACCCCATCCATTAAATCCTTCATTCGGAAATGCTTGCTCATTTATGTTCATAATTTCCACCATGCTGCTAGTTTACATTCAAGAATCAATCCCTCCTCATCTGGATCGCCACCGTAGCTTAAAACGTAGTGTTTCTTGCCGTTGATAGAAATCAGAATTGGCACATCAGGATTGCACATTTCGTCTTTGTCCTCTGCTTGCTGATACTTGTCTATTGACTCATTGATAGCAACGTAGAGTTGACGGGTGGTGAATTTTTTAAAAAAGCTCATTGTGTTAACGCCTTCTTTTGTTTGTCTTTTGCTGCCATTACCTTTGCTTGCCACATAGCATCCCCATCACAAGCGGCATAGGCGGCGTTGTAGACCGTCTTGAGTGATCCCATGTCAGCACAAGCCTCAATTGCTGCCAGGTGGTCTGCCATCTGTTTGGGATCAACCTTGGTGGTGGGCTTCTCTGGTCGGCGTGATGCAGAGTTACCGTCATCATCTTCTGGTGCGATTCCACAAGCCGCCATGAGACTGTATCGGCGTGCGTATGTCAGCGCAGACCCGTAGCCTTGTGCGTCATGTTTTACCGCAGGAACATGAAGCAATCCAGACTCCATGACCTCGCCAGATTCGTGGACGAATACTGTCTCAACCATCACGCCTTCTTTGCACTCATAGGTCTTTTGCATGAGGGCAATACCGTTTGAATTGAGTGCGTCAATGACTGCCTCTACGCAAGCTGAGAGGTCTGCGTATCGAGAACGGAAGTGGGGATTTGTTGAGGATTTCAGCGCAGGGCCAAAGGCTTTTTGTGCTTTGACGAACGCAGATGCGATCTTTGCTTGAATGGGCGTTTCCATGTGTGTGCTCCTTAAAACTGATATTTAGGCCCGCAGGTGACTTCAACCACCGTCTCGACAGTATAGCCACCAATCTTACGTTTGGCATACAAGGGGATTGCTCTAAGTCCTGATGTTTCGCACTGGCGAACTGCATCAATGACCTCGTTACGTCCCATCGGTTGAACCTTGTCGTCAACGATCAACTCTTGATTGGGAGGCTTGGGCGTTGCACCTGGCAGACTAGAACAGCCAGCCATGATGATTCCCATCGAACACAAAAAAGCATAGGTAAACATACGCATTTCAATCCTCCAAAGTCTTTTGTATGCGGCGCAGTTCTTCCGCAACGTTGTTGTATAGGTAACAGATCTCACGGATGCGAGATTCAAGCAACCCAATCTTGAAGGCTAGCCTGTCATCTCTTGCGGCATCTATGTACATCTTGTTTGTTGTTTCTTCAGCGTTAGCAATCAACAGATCAGCATTCATCATCAGTCTCCATACAGTTATCACATCCGGGATGGTCGGGGTCACGGCAATCAGGGTTGCGCATCAGTGCGGCGTGACGTTTGCGTTCAAAGTAAACCTGTGCGCGTAGTTCTTCAATTTCTGAATCATCTTCAAAGTAGTTCATGTCAGCCCCCGATCAGTACGATGCCGCACACAAATCCAAAAGCAAACGCATAGACGTAGCCAAGAACTTTGTCTGATAGGTCATATTGCGGATTGGATTGTGCGTAACCAGTCGTGAACTGAGTTTCTGCAAGAGTGCGAGGGGTTTTGATGTTTTTCATGCGTGCTCCAAAAAAGGTGAATCGGGGAAATCTTCAAGACGTTTGCGTTGGTACGCTTGTTCTTGTTGAGGTGTCCAGGGCGTTGGTTTTGGTGCTGGAGGGAAAGGCCACATATAAGCTCCTTAAAAGACCGCTTGCATTGCGCTACGGGATGACTGAAGTATCGTCTACATTGGTAGACAAGCGCAAGACATTTCCGACAAAACTGTGGGGATATGTTGTTTTTATGTCTACAGGCGTAGACAATAGCCGAATGTTGACTAAAGAACAAGCTATCACACTTGCAGGCTCACAGAGTGATCTTGCCCGTTTGCTAGGCATTAGCAGAGGGGCGGTCTGGAAGTGGAAAAAAATCCCTCAAGGCAGGATTTATCAGCTAATGTTGCTCAGACCTGAATGGTTTGAGGTCATTAAGTAGGGACTTTCCCTAATAAATAGCAAAAAAACAACAACAAAGGAAAATTAAGTGAGGTATACTTTGAATTGTCTGGAGTGGCATCTAGACGATGAACGCAAATTAAGAACCCCGCAGGGTACTGTGTGGTCTTGTCAGGTGGCAGGCGAGTCTTTTGAATTTGCGTTCAATCGTCCAGCCGCTGCTCATGCCAAGAGCCAAGACCACAGAGCATCTTGCGGGGTTTTTGCTTTTGGTCCAGACCGTCAGGGCGCGTTAGCAAATGGTCTGCATGGACTGAACCCAAGAAACACCGGTAACAGGACACACCCCCTGGATTGCCGACCAGCGTTGATTGAGCGACTGGTAAAGGATTGGGTACAACGGTGGAACAAGGCCCGATCTATAAGCGAATCAATCCCTCATGGGCACTTGGGCTTTGTTGAGCATTAAAGGAGCATTAAATGGAGCATGAATCAGAAGTCGGAGCGGGTCGGATAGTCACTCTATCCACCCTTGGAGAACCTATGTTTAAAACAGGATTCGATAGATTCTGGGAAGCATGGCCTAAGTCCACACGCAAAGGGGCAAAGGCTGAATGCAAGAAAAAATGGGTTAAGAACTATTGCGAGACTTGCGCTGACCAGATCATCAAACACGTTGAGTGGATGAAAACCACAGACCAATGGCGCAAGAATGAAGGGGCATTCATCCCCGCACCGCTTGTGTACCTCAACCAACAGCGTTGGGATGGCGCAGAGATACCCGAAATTAAGCCTACAAACGCAAAAGACCCGGCATTGGTCAAACTGGATGAGGACACCAAAAAAGCCGCCCCAATGCCCGAATCTGTGCGTCAGCGGTTGGCTGAACTGAGGAAGGGAACATGAATGAGCTGGCTCTTTTCGCAGGCGCTGGTGGAGGAATACTTGGGGGAAAACTCCTTGGATGGCAAACAGTCTGCGCCGTTGAGTGGGAACCCTACCCAGCAAGCATACTGTGCGCCCGACAAAATGACGGCCTTCTCCCGCCTTTCCCGATTTGGGATGACGTACAAACCTTTGACGGAAAACCGTGGGCAGGAATTGTTGATGTCGTATCTGGCGGGTTTCCATGCCAAGACATCAGCGCAGCAGGAAAGGGTGACGGACTTGACGGTGAACGATCAGGAATGTGGACACACATGGCGCGCGTGGTTGGCGAAGTTCGACCCAGAATCGTGTTCGTGGAAAACTCCCCAATGCTCACTACTAGGGGAGGAACCAGAGTCATTGCAGACCTTACCGCGTTGGGGTATGACTGTCGATGGACTGTTATGGGAGCAGCAGACGTTGGAGCCAATCACCAGAGGGACAGAATCTGGATTTTGGGCGAGTTTAAACGCAAGGGATTGGAAGGACAGTGGAGCAACACAAGGCAATCGAAAGTCTCCCAATCTGGGGACACAGGTTCACTGGCCCACACCGAGAACGGCTGGGATGTGTGGCGGGACAGGTTCATGGGAACTGCTCAACAAGAACACCACCAAAGAGGAAGCCAGGCAGATGGGAGCCGGGAATGGTGGCAAGCTGAACCCAACGTGGGTCGAGTGGCTGATGGGGTGGCCGCTAGGGTGGACAGACTTAAAGCCATTGGTAACGGACAAGTTCCCCTCTGTGCCGCAACAGCTTGGAGATTGCTAAGTGACACTTGAACAAGCCAACAAAATCCTTGACCGACACAAAGAGGGAAGCCATGCGTACTCGCTCCTCACGATCACAAAAGCCCTCTATCTCACCGGAGACATTGGAACACATGAGGAATACGGAAGCAAAAGAATGGATAAAGAGATACCGGGAGAAGATGAAGGAAGTTGGACCGAACGAAGCCAGGAGATGGTGGGATAGAACAGTCAGCCATATTGAGCGAATAAGAGGCCAAGATGCTGCATTCGATCTCAGACAAAGAATGAACAAATTTAAGGATATTTGATGACATTCGTAATTCACTTCCACGTTGAGGGAACACCAGTTCCAAAAAAGCGCCCTCGCTTTCGCCAGTTCAACGGCATCGTGCAGTCCTACACCGACAAAGGAACCCGAGAGTACGAAGATCATGTCCGGTTGACCTCCCAAACCGCGATGGGGACAACCGAGCCCATAGAAACCGCTGTGGGCGTTTATTTGTACATTAGGCTTTCAATACCTAAGTCGCACTCAAAAAAACGCACTGAGGACTGTTTAGAGGGCCGGGAGAAGCCAATTAAGAAGCCAGACATTGACAACTTGGCTAAATCCTTGCTGGATGGCATGAACGGGGTGGTTTTCAAGGACGATTCCCAGATCGTTTCGTTGCACTGCACAAAAGTGTATTCAAGCCAGCCTGGGGTGGACATTATGGTGAAGGAGGAGTTGGAATGATAGAAGCAATGAAACAGGTAAAGATGTTTCTTGAACATCTGACTACGCACTCATGGACATTAGACGACCAGAAAAAAGCCATTGAGTTACAGCGCCAAGCCATAGAGCAGGCTGAGAAGCGTGAATGGGTTGGGCTGACGGATGAAGACGTTGCCCAGTTCGAAACTTGGTACGACGAGGAAGAAGAACGCAAAGGTTGGGTTCACCCTAAGCTGATGGCTAACTACTTTGAAGCCAAATTTAAGGAGAAAAACAATGACTCCTGAAAAATCAGCAGAATCAATCCGAGAAAAAGCACCGCATTACGGCAGAGCAAAAGGATTGAGAACTCATCTGGAGGAATTTAGACGGGTTCAAAAAGCGATATTAATGAAAGATGCGCTGACAAAAGGAATTGAAGCTGCTAATGCA